ACGGTACTCCGCTGGATTATACCGGCACAACCTCCGAAGCACCGATTTGGATACAGAATGCTACAGGATTGAAGGGAGGGGGCGTTGCACGGTTCAACGCCGTGCAATTCCAGAAGCTATTAGCAACACTCACTGCTGGATTGGCTGGGGATGTCAGCGTAGCCGTTATTTTCAAGGATGCCCACACGCCTCTACCCGATGGTGGTGGCGGAATTTTGGAAGGTGCGATCTTTAACTGGGGCAACGATGCCTCAGCGAATAATGGCGCGTATGTGCGAGCAGGGACAGGCTACCCTGAGCCCTTGCTGAAGAGCCTGCTTATACCCGCCGACCCAGCCTTGACTGTCATTACTCCTTTCAACTGGTACAGCATGGTCGGTGCTCAGATTGGCACCGCCATGGAAGCAGCTAGGCAGGGCCTCCCTCACAACACTGGAAGCAACGCCTTCGGTACTGGACCAGGGGCTAGTAAAGACTTCATTATCGGTAACAGGCCAGACGGAAATCGTAATTGGGACGGTGACATTGCTCGTGTTATTGTGTGGGATCTCGGCCTACTCACTGCCGAAATAGACCAGGCACTGGACTTCTTTGACTACGAATACGGGCCGTTCCCCACCGCTGGCATACCGACTCTGCCAGGTATACAGAACGACCTGCTGGATACAATAGCGGTGCCAGACCTTGCTTCTAGAGATGTTGAAGGCTTTGCGCCCAATAAGATAGTGACCAGTGAAGGTTGGGATAACTCAGGCATATATCCAGGTGATACTATTGAGCAGAACGCCGCATTATCCCTTAATGTGGATATGACTGGTAAGTATCTTGTTGAGCGCGTGTGGTCTGATGCAGCGTTCCATGACTCTATGTTTGTTGGCCCAGACCTTGACATGGGCGCTTTCGGACCCTATATAGGTGTGAGCGGCACTCCCCCTTATAACTTCGTGTTGGACTTGTACTACGATTCTTCAGAGGACTTGGGGCTGCTCGCAACTGGGCTGGCAATCACTTGGTTCTCTTCTCTAATCCAGCTGCCCACCGATGGAGTGTCTAGTTGGCAGTCCTACGGTGTGGAACTGGGAGATATCTTGCGCTTTGAAAATTCTGTCAATCACGCGCCAATAGACTACAGAGTGCGAGGATTTCAGAGTACGCAAGGTGGCGGCGATAGGGAAATTCAAGTTCCCTTTGGCAGCATAAACTCGTTCCCATACTTGGGAGCGGATGTATCCGACGTTAGACTTATAAAGAGAGCAACAAAATGAGCACACCACCATCAGTTATGGATTCACGCTACGTTGACGAGCCGAGCGCCACAGGTGCTCAGCGTTTTCGCCACGATAATCGCCTGTACGCAACGTTCAGTGTCAAGCCGGTATTCGACCAGTACTCCAGTAACGAGAAAGGACGCCCGGTATATCTTGACCGGGAGTTTGTCACCATCATCGTGCCGGGTGACAAGCACTCGGTTGTCATGAGACAGGCGCGCCCTCAAGACTTGCAGCGATTCCCGCGCCAGTACGAGGCGTTCCAGCAGGGTAAGGCCGACCAGCAGCAGGGTACTCCGCTGAGCTTGATGCCTTGGATTACTCCCTCCCGCGTGGAGGAGTACAAGTTCTTCAAGATCGTTACTGTGGAACAACTTGCCGACGTCGCCGACGAAGTTGGAAAGAACTTCCTGGGCTACAGGCCGACAAACTGAAGGCGAAAGAGTACATTGACGCCAGCCAGCGTGGGATTAACTCCCAAGAGCTGGAGGACCAACTCAAGTCACGTGATGATGAGCTGGCTCTACTCAAAGCTCAGATGGCTGAGCTGCTGGCGGCGAAAGAAAACCCACTGTCATCTCCCACCGATGTGGTGGATGTTGAGGTGACGGTGCCGGAGGTAGAGGATGCCGTTCCAGATACAGAAGACTGACACTCTCCTGGGGTTATCCAACCGAGCTTTACAGTCGGTTGGATTTCCTCAGCAGACGGATGTAGCAGGTAATTCAGACCCTGCTGTCCAACAGATGGTGCAGGCTGTGAATCAGGCTGCAACGGACTTGCTCGGAATGCACCACTGGGAGATCTTGCATAAGACCTACCTAGTGAGTATCGTTGCAGATTTTGCAGGACAGAGCAGTAAGCTCTTTGCGTTGCCCGAAGACTTCTTGATGTTTTACGATCAAACCCAATGGAACAACAGTCAGCAACTCCCGATGATTGGACCAGTCCTTCCACAGGATTGGCAGCGCGTAACTGTTCGTACTGCGGATTTTGTCACCCGACTGCTATGGCGTGTGAGGGACGGCCAGTGGGAAATAAAGAGCCCTCCATTTCCGAATCCTCAAGACATCAGCATGGAGTACATCAGCCAGGGCTTCGTGGAAGATGCTGATGATGCCACGTTGTTTAAGAACTTCGCCAATAAGAACGGCGATATTTTCTTAATTGACTGTTATCTTATCTATTATCTGTCCAAGGCCAAGTGGCTGGAGGTTAAAGGGTTTGACTCGGCAGCGGCAATGCGGGACTTCCAGGTGGCATTCGAACAACGCTACCGTCAAGAAGAAGGCGCCCCTGTTTTGTCCCTTACCGGACAAAACGGCTACCGCTATCTGGACTACTGGAACATACCGGACACTAATTACGGAGCCTGATGCCTCTACAACCGATACCGCGAGCAGGAGTGGGCGTAGGATTGAGATCTGCGCAGACTAATATCGTCCAGCGTATCACCCATCCCGCCCCTACTAACGGACTCATCTCGCAAAAGCCTCTGGCAGCTATGATGCCAGAGGATGCTCTGCAACTGCGTAACTTCTGGGTGAAGCCTTACGGGTTAGAGCTTCGTCCTGGCTACCGTATTCACCAAAACACTCTAAATGATCCTGTAAACACGCTCATGGCCTACGAAGCTGTGGTGCCCGGAGACAACAAGCTGTTCGCAGTTACGTTTGAAGGTATCTATGACGTAACCAGCAGACAGGATAATGCCGTACAGCCCCCACGGGACGTCACCTTCGGTAGCCAGATTCCAGGCGTTACCGACCAAATGTCCTGGACTATGTTCTCTACTGGAGGGGAGCAGTACCTCTGTTGTGTGAGCTTCACCGCAGGGTATTGGACTTACTCTACGAGCAGCGGATGGGTGCAGCACATCGCAGGAGTCGCCCCTGGTGAGATAGACGGTGCAGACCCCCTCTTGTTCGACTACATCATGGTGTGGAAGAGAAGGCTCTGGTTTGTCAAAGACGGCGACATGTCTGCATGGTATCTGCCTGTAGACCAGATCGCTGGCACTGTATTGGAGTTTGATTTTGGCAGTCAAATGCGACAAGGTGGCACAATTCAGCAGCTTGTGTCTTGGACCCGGGACGGTGGCGACGGCCTTGATGACTTTCTTATTGTCATTGGTAGCCAGGGCGACATCATTTCTTACCAGGGGACGGACCCTGCGAATGCTGACACTTTCGCTATGGTTGGCATCTGGGACGTTGGGCGTGTTCCTTCTGGTCGTAGAATTGCCATGAAGTCAGGCGGCGATGTGCAGGTCTTATGTGAGACAGGCATACTGCCGCTGAGTGAGCTATTCACTGGTGCATTGAAAATCGGTGGCCCGGATAGTCTTGGGTACAATATTCAGACCATACTGGCTCGTAAGGTAAGTGAGAATCTGGACGAACCACAGTGGGAGCTTCACTACTACCCACGTGAAGAACAGTTCATGATTAAGGAGCCGGTCACCATTAACGAGCGAGCAGCCCGTATATGGTCGGCCAGTGTTCACAATAACGCCTGGTCTCAGTTGTCTAACTTGCCCATTCAGACTGTGGTGGTCTTTGAAAGTACCATGTATGGAGGCGACTTGGACGGCAACGTCTATGAGCTATTCATAGGTGACAGTGATGACGTAGACTTTGATGGTCTACCTAACCTTGACCTTATCGGTAGAATACAGACGGGCTTCAGCAACGGCGGAGTAGCTGAGCTCAAACGATGCCAGCTTGTGGAGCCTGTTTTCCAGGGCAAGTCCGCTCCAGGCATCCAGGTAGTCATGCACAACGAGTGGGATTTCAATAACCTGCAAGGCTCCCCTGCATTCTTCCTGTCTAACGACGGGGCGATGTGGGACGTAGACTTCTGGGACCAAGCCTACTGGTCTGGTTCAGGTAATACGTATCAGGCTTGGTCAGGGGTGGGATGTTTAGGCAGATATCACTCGTTGTACATGACTGTACGGGGTCCGTCACGCCTCATATTTACCCATTGGACAGAGACCTTTGAGGTCGGGGGGCTCATGTGATTGTCACGCAGCCCCTTAATGTACTCTTCAGCTACATGTCGGGGAAGGCCAATATCTGTTGGTCCTCTGACTTCCAAGTAATTGGATGGGTCGAGAATGGTGCAATCGTGGCGTGTGCAGGGTATAATGGGTTCCACGGACAGTGCGCCCAGATCCACATTGTCGGAGAGCCGGGAAGTAAGTGGATGAGGCGTGCGCACCTCTACACAGCATTCCACTACCCGTTTGTTCAAGTTGGCCTTGAGTGGCTGATAGGCGTTGTGCCCGAGCACAACACGGATGCTATGAAATTAGATCTTAATTTGGGGTTTGAGGAGTTTAGCCGTATTCCGGACGGTGCCGCCCCTGGTGAAGACTTAGTCATGCTTCGGTTACACAAGTCCAGTCCACGAGTAAAGAAGTGGATTGGCTTAGGAGAAAGA